TCAGTGAGGTGATCCGCCTTCACCCGCTTCGCCAGCTCTTCTGTACTCATGGGCATTTTTCGCTCTCCTATCTCTGGAAAAAGATACCCAGAGGATGGCAAATCCCAGAGCTGGGCGCAAGGGCTGAAACTACTGGCGGGACGGGGGTGGCCGGCGGGGCAAGTTCAGAACCAGACTAGATTTCCGACTCATCCTTGACGCGGACGGCGACGAACTCTACGTCCTCACCCACCACGCCTCTCGCGTCCACGGTCCAGTTGTGGGAGACCACTTTGACTTGCTCCACGGTCGCCAAAATCTTGCCCGTCCGGGAGTCCTCGACGGTTGCGGTCAGCTCGCCGTTGGTGAGGATGTTTTCGAGGTGCTCTTCCGAACTCCCACCGGTGGCAGGGAAGTACCCCTGGGACTTGATCGTCTCGCCCACGATCCGGAACTGGGAAGCCCTGAGCCGAACCGTGTATCCGATTGGCACAAATTCGGAAACCTCAATGTTATCAAGGACTTCCGCCGGATCATATCGGATTTCCTCGGAGACATTGACGTTCCGAGCATAGCCCACCTTGGCCCCATTGATGGAGAAGCGGGCTCTTGCTCCGGTGAAAATACGTCCTTTTTCGGCCATGACTTTCTCCTCTCACCCGTTACGCAGCCGACTGGGCGATGGTGACCAGGTGGATCGTGTTTTTCACAAAATTAATCGGGATGATCGGGGCGATTTGGATGCTGACTTCGAGAACGTCCACGATCAACTCGATGTCCAAGGACTGGTAAGCCACCAGGATCCCCTCATCGACCAGGAGCCCCAGGGTGCCGATGGCCAACCCCTTGCAGGCGTTGATGGTCCCCGCGAAGCCCTGCTTCCCGACGGCCCACTCCATGTTGGTCCGGAACGAGTAGACCGCGAAGTTCACCGCCTGGTTGACCGAGCCCTCACAATAGGCGATGTTGTCATCCACCAAGTAGGTGGTGATATTCCGGACCACCCGCCGGCCGATGCCCTCCATCGCCTCCATGAAGCAGCACCCGCCCTGAATCATCTCCTCCGCGTCGTCGGTGGGGTTCCAGGACGTGTCCTGGCGCAGGGACAGGACGTTGGCGTACTTGTGGGTCAGGGACTGCCCCACCGGCCCGCCAGACTGCATGCCGGCCAGGACGGCCGCCTGGAACGGAGGCATGAACTCCGTCCGCTCCCCAGCGACGTTGTACCGCTCGATGGCCTGCCCACAGAGGCGTACATGCCGGCTGTTCAGGTCCACCGCCTGGGTCTTGAACTCGGTCTTGCTGGGCACATCGTCCAGGCCGGCGTTCATGGCGCCTGCGAACCCGTCGCGCTCCATCCGCCCGATCCCGCACATGTAGGCGCAGTGGGCGTCCAGGGCAGCGTGGATGGCCGGATCCCCGGTCAGAACCACCACGCTGTTCACGTAGGCCTTCTTGAGCAGATTCAGGGCGGCCTGCCAGTGGGTGGCCAGGGTCGTACCCTCGGACCCACCGGACAGGAACACCGGGGCGCTGGTGTTGCTGGGGGCGCCATCCTTGGCGCCGGCAATGGCCGAAGCCACCGCGTACTGGCTGTTGTCGTTGATCCAGTCGATGACCGCCCAGAGGTCAGCGTGGAACCCCGGATCGGCTGGACTGAGGATGCTGACCGAGCTGGTCATCACATCCAAATCCGCCGGATCGAAGGTGGTCATCCCGGTGTTCAGGGTGAACGTGTACCCGCCGACGGTGGCGATGTACCGGGCGTTGAAGTAGTCGGCGCACTTCTGGAGGGTCGTCTGAACGGTCGCACTGGTGGTGGCCGCCTTGCCGGACGCGGTGATGGCTCGGGCCACCTCGACATCCCCCAGGACGATGGCCGTGATCTCCGACCACACGGCGGTACCCACCACAGGGGTGGTCCCGTTCAGGGTGAGCTTCTCCATCTGGGCCGCCCCGGTGGCGGAGGTGCCCACCACGAGCGCGATCTTGGCGGTGGCCCCATCCGCCACGAGGGTCACCGCGCCGGCGCCGTACATGCACTGCCCCAGGTAGAGCCCCTTGCTGGTGCCGGAGCCCGCAGTGATGGTCATAATCGTCGCCCCGGTGGTCTCGGAGACTACCACCGCGCCGGCGGTGGTCCCGATGATCTTACCACCCCACACGCTCGCGGTCTTGAACACCTTGGTTCCCACCACGGGGGTGGTCCCGTTCAGGTTCAAGGTCTCCTGCTGGGGGTTGTTCGAGACATCAAGCCCGTAGACCACTACCTGCTGGGTAGTGTCCCCCGCAGCGCCGCTCACCACCGTGACGGTGTGATCGCCGGCGCTGTCAGTGATGTCACCATCCTTGCCGGTCATCGCTGTCCGGGTGGCCATGCACTCGATGATCCCGCTGGCCTTCACCTGGCCGGTCATGGTGGTCCAGCCGTTGCCCGGGTTGGTGTACTTCAGGTTGAACAGGTGATCCCCACCGATGTCATCGCCTGCCTCGGTCGTGTCCTCGAAGATGATCGTCACCTTCTTGCCCTGGACGGTGCCGTCCGCGATGGAGAGGTTGACCTGGCCCGTGAAGGCGCCGTAGTCGGCAGACTCCACCAGCATGCAGTTGCCCGACCCGTTGGACAGGGTGGCGCTCGACCGGGTGGCCGGGTTGACCTTCATAACCACCACCTGGACCGCCCCACCCAGAATCGAGGGGTCCTTCGCCGGCGCGAACAGCATGGGGATGACCTCCCGGAGGTCTCCGCTCCGGAAGATGCTCTGCCCCTGCTCGGGCTTGGTGATGACGATGAAGTCCTTCAGCTCCGAAATCTCGTTGGCGGGCTTGCCGCCCTCACCGGTCCCCAGGACGGCCACGATGCCGACCGCCCCGAGACCCACCTGCTCCAGCCCGGAAGCGTCCACTACCGAATAGGACCCCGGGATAGAGATGAGTCTGCCATTGAAAAAAATCGAAGTCGGCATGCTGCGTCTCCTTTACACGGGTCGATTGTTGTACTTCTGGAACTCCGCCTGCCAATCCTCCATGGTCAGGGGTCCCAGCTTGTTTCGCTTGGCGTAGGACAAGAACCCAGCCACCTGGTCCCAACGCACCCCGGCCATGGCCGCGAACACACGCAACTGGAGAAGGGCCTTGGGGGGCTCGGGAAGGTTTGGGGTGCTGGCGACCAACTGCAAAGCATCCCCGGTCTCTGGAATGGAGGCGGGATTGTCCTCTACGGAGGTGGGCTCGGATTCCAGGAACTTGGGCGCATCCATGTCTCGATGCTTCTTTCCCATGGGCTATTCCTCCGATTCAGGCGTGTAGGGGTAAACCAGGGTTTCCACTTCCCCCACATCCTCGCCGGGGGCTCCGGCTTTGTCAACGAAGATCCCACCAAGCCTGAATGCCTTGCCTTTTCGGCTCGCCTTGTCCACCTGTCGGAACTCCCGCTCACATGTGAACGTCAACTGTCTGACGAACAGATATTCTGGAATGTACTTGGGATCCACATGGATGTCCATTCCAGAAACTTGAATCCCCCACAGCCCCATTTCCAAGAAGTAGCTGTGGGAGTGTAGGATGATGGCCTTGGCCACCTCGTACATGTAGAGGGTCGCGTCCGGGTGCTCGCTGTAGCACAGGATGGAGTAGGTGTGCCGCCACAGTGCCGCATAGGCATCCGCGCCAAAGTCCGGATCCTGGGAGTCGGTGATCTGGTCCGCCTCATCCCCGATCATCATCTTGTCTTCGCCCTCCGACTGGAGAACGATGGAGTACAGGGGGAACTTGTAGTCCGCTCGGGCGAACCCGTGGTAGATTGAGGGTGGCTTGTCCTTGAACCACTTCCGGATGGCCGTCATCTCGGTAGAGTCCAGCTCGTACAGGTCTTCGAACAGCTCATCCAGGATGGAGGGGTCCCGCCGAATGGATTCCAGTCCGTCTGCCAGGGCCGTGAAAAGGTACCGCTGAATCATTTGGCGCCTGCCTTCTGCTGGGGGTCAATCTGGGGGGCAGTGGAAAGCCCCGTCACGTAGGCGGCAAAGGTTGCCGGCGCAATCTCCCCTACGAACTTGCCCACCGACTCGGCATAGTGCTTCCCCTCGGTCGCCGGCCGAATCCAGCCCACGGGGACCTTCTCAGAGATGGTCCGGAAGGTCATGTAGTGAGACTGGGGCTTCCCGCCGCCGTAGACCTTCTCCATCCGCACCATGCCGGCGTAGATGTCCGTGGCATGGTGCTCCCTCAGCTTGGGGGTCCCCGCCGCCTTCTCCGCCAGGCGCCCGCCCCACCTGGTTTGGGTGTGAGGGGCACTTACACTGGCCCTCAGCCGCTTGGCCTTCTTGTAGACCTCCCGCCCCAACTGCTTGGCGTCGGCCACCACGCCCGCGTAAGACTTCCCCATGGGGATCCCCACGTTGGCCCCAATCACCCGCCCCACCCCCTCCGCCTCTTCCTGTTGGCCAGCACTTCCTGGAGTAGCATGCCGGAACGGAATGGCCCGGTAGTAGTGTCCTTCCTTGGCCTTGTGCTTGCCCTTGGCGTTGGGTCCCAGAAGGGTGGTTCGGAGGTCGAGGATGGGCATGCCCTGCTCGATGACGTTGGGCAGCACCCCCACGAGCGTAATGGTTGCCATCCCTGGCGCCATCACTACGGGCTGGATGCCGTTGATGTAGGACTGCCGGGTAGTGTGGAGGCCAGCGCCCGCCAAACGAATCCACTCGGCTCTGGCAGCCTCGGCCACGTCTTCCAGGGCCTGCATCACGATGCTGTCGGGTAGGCCCGCGATCAGGTTGGCCGGCAGACCGATCTCAAGGTTCTTGATCTCGATCATGGCAGGAAGTCCAATCGGCCGTGTGCCTGAATGGGCAGTTGCTGGGGATCGCCCTGTGGGGTCAAGGGGTTTTTGACCTTCAGCTTCCGCATGCTCGCCCGGATGGCGTGGGGGTGGTCGATGACCAGCCAGGTCGGGTGGGTCAGGTAGTGAAGGCTGATCCGGGTACCCTTGGCCGGCCCCTTCCCCGTCAGCCAGGTGATCACCCCAGCGGTCAGCGTGAAATCCGTTCCCGGAACGTACTCTTTTGCCAAGGATCTCAACAGGTTGACCTGGTTCACGGGATAGCGGGTCTGGATTGGTGCCGTCGGCACATCGGAGTCGAACGCCTCCA